GGTCACGAAAAAGCAGGTCAACCGCTCTTCTACCGCAAGTTTGTTCCGGCGCGGCTGACCGACAATCCCTACCTGATGGCAGACGGCCAGTACGAGGCGATGCTCAGGTCGCTCCCAGAAGTCGAGCGGAAGCGGCTTCTTGAAGGGGATTGGGACGTGGCGGAGGGAGCAGCCTTCCCCGAATTTTCACGCAGCAGTCATGTCGTCGAGCCGTTCGATCTTCCGACGAACTGGCCCCGCATTCGTGCAGCGGACTACGGATATGCAGCCCCTTCATGTGTTCTTTGGGGCGCAATCGATTGGGATAATAACATCTGGGTATACAGAGAATTATATCAAAACCACTTGACAGCAGAAGAATTAGCTGATAGAATACTAGAAGCTGAAGAACTAGACCCTCTCCCGCACTACACGGTACTAGACTCTTCGTGCTGGAACAAGACAGGCTTCGGCCCGTCTATCGCAGAGGTTATGATGAGACAGGGTGTTCGTTGGACACCTTCTGATCGTAACAGAATTCAAGGAAAGATGGAAGTTCACCGCCGCTTGGCGAATGAACCGTATTCCGGAGAACCTCGCTTGAGGTTTTTCTCCAACTGCCAAAACGTAATAAAACAGATTGCCGGTATTCCTCTTTCCAAAACAAATAGTGAAGACGTAGATACCAAGTCTGAAGATCACGCATACGACGCTCTTCGTTACATGCTTATGACACGGATGAGCGGATACGCATCTATTCACCAACAACTCGGCGCGATTAAAAATCACGTCTATAAAGTCCAAGACGAAGTATTCGGATACTAAATGGCAAAGTTCAATACAGAATTTGAGAAGATGCTCTCTGCCAGTCCGGATGGCAGACCTCAAACGATAAATAACACCACGCTTCGTGAGTTGTTTGCCAATCGCAGTATTGAAGAAACAAAAACAATGTCGCAGTCAAAGATTAACGCTGCGACTAGATTTTTTGAAACTTCGGGCATGTTGGACATGACGCCCGCAGAGTTAACCTCCAATCCTGTAGCCTTCGCGCAGATGATGCAAGGAGAAGGTTACCAAAAGCTTGGAAAAAGTCAGGCTACAAAAGCACAAGCTTTTCTTTCTGGTATTCTTGAAGATGCAGGTCACGGACAAAGCTGGCCGAGCCGAACTTTAAAAACGCAACTCGGCAGGGAAAAGGCTTTAGAAACTTTCGACTTTGAAGTTACTCGTGTAAAAGTAAAAGAATTTCCAGACGACGTATTTTCAAAACTGAAACAGTCTGTCATTCGTCTCCAGAATGCAGGAGACACTGAGGCAGCTTCTCAGCTTATTATGCACATGTTTGGCGGGTACCGCCCAGAAGATTTGAATGGCATTAATATTGAAGATATCAATTTTAAGACTGGCGTCGTAGAAAACATAGAAATCAAAGGCGCGGGTAAAACAGTCATGAAGACTGCGGTATTTCCTCCGCCTATTCTCGACGCAATAAAAATGCACGTTGGCGATAGGAAGACTGGCCTTCTGTTTGAAAACACACAGGCTAACTCCGAACGAATCAACAAAGTATTTGACGGGGTTTTTGGTCCGGATTATCTGACTGTGACAAGCCCCAAAAAGGGTAAACGCACAGAGCCTATGCGTGTTAAAAAACTTCGTAACCTAAACGAGAGTATTCTTTCTGGATACGATGTTTCGGATACCGCAAGAAAAGTTATTACCCTTCGAGCTACTTCAAATGTTGCAGAAGATTACGCAACATCCGCCTCTAGACGAAGACAGCTAGAAAAAATTACTGCTCGAAATGTCGCCCTGTTTTCTGCTGCATCAGAAACACCGTCTGTCGCACAGTTTATGAACGACGTAGGAGTAACTTCTCCTTCACGTAGGACTGCAACCATCTCCGCAACACAAGAAGTTCTAGAGGAGATCGGATACGAAAACGCGGTAACTCCTGAGTTCTACTCCTCCCTACCAGAAACCGGAGAAGTTGTCGGAGGCAAGGTTGCCGGTCAGATTGATCCGGAACTTTCCGCTGCATTGTCCCAGCAGCAGAAGCAAGCTGCACTTATGGGAGCAGAGGATATCGAGATTCAGCGAGGGCAGAGAGCCGAAGAATTGATCGCTGCTCGTCAGGCCACTGCACAAACAGCAGCCGAATCAAAGGCCAAGCAAAAAGCGGAGTCCCTCGAAACCACAAAGTCTAAGCTTCTTGGAAACATTGCAAAGGTGGGGCGTCCTGTTTTGAAAATGCTTCCGCCAGTGGCTTTTGCAGCGGGTGCAGAGAAGGGCTACGAATACTTTGCAGGTGCCCCTGCTCCTTTGCGAGTGCTAGGTGCAGGAGCGGCAGGGGCGGCAGAACTTATCTCTCCTCCCGGTATGGCCCCTACAGACGTAGAGTTTAGAGAGCAGCAGCGCACAACACTTCCTAGCGGAAGCGGTTTGGGTCCACGTACAGATGTGCAGCCGCCCGTGTCTGGAATGGGCTATATCTCTCCAGAAGCTGCCCAGTACCCTATGGAAGCAGCCCCGGTCAACATACCGGAGCCTGTTTCTACCGATCAGGGTGAGCTAGAAGCAGAGGGCTTCGCAGAACAAAGAAACCAAGCACGTACAGCCGCGATGCAAGGTCAAGAAACAACAATGGCTGAATCCTTTCTATATGGCGGTATCGTCCGCTAGCAATTCTTAAACGGAGGGCAAAATGCCAAACAACAACTATAATTACGGTGCTTCGTACATCATGTCTTCGGATGAAACATCCGTTGATGCGAACATGGGCGAAAGCCAACTGTACCGTGAGGGTTTGGAATTCGACACTCGTGCAAAAACTGACGTTCTTACTGAAGACATGCCGAAGAAGATGACCAAAACTGCAGTTGATCCTTCAGTAATGAAGATGGCTGAAGAACGCGACTACTAGGAAACGGTTATGTCCGATAACTTTCTGGAACCTGCAGATGACACTACTGTTCCTCTCGTAGACGTAGAAGAGCAGATGCCCGGTCTCGCGGCATATGTCAAAGCAAAGTTCGAAGATGCAGAAAACGGAAGATACGTTTACGAACAGCGGTGGCTGAAGGCGTATAAAAACTTTCGTGGCATTTACGATTCAACAACACAATACCGTGACTCCGAACGGTCGAAGGTCTTCATCAAGATTACCAAGACCAAAGTCCTTGCGGCGTACGGACAGATTGTTGATATTCTCTTTGCTAACAAAAAGTTTCCACTTGTTATCGAACCCACTCCGGTTCCGGAGGGCATAGCTGAATTCGCACATCTCACTACCCCTGCAGATCAGCTTACAGAAGTTCAAGATCCTTATGGGTTTTCTGGCGATGGCCGTGACTTTGGTCCGGGTGCGCTAGAAGCGGCCCCCTCTATGGACTTTTTGGGCGGAATGTCTGAAAAGTATCAGGGGATGCCACTTTCAGAGGGTCCGGCTCGTATGGGAGAACCCCAAATTAGTCCGGCCCAAAACGCTGCCTTGAATATGGAAAAGCAGATTCACGATCAGCTTCTTGATACTAGGGCAGTTAACGTGCTTCGAAGTGCTATCTTTGAATCTGCGTTGCTGGGAACGGGCATTGTGAAGGGTCCGTTTAACCACTATAAGCGCGTACATAAATGGGAACGCGGTCCGGAAGGTCGCGTATATAATCCTTACGAAAAAGTAGTTCCTCGCATCGAACACGTATCTGCATGGGATTTTCACCCTGATCCTTCCGCAACAAGCATCGAGGACTGTGAGTACGTAATCCAACGGCACCGGATGAACCGCCAGCAGCTTCGTGGTCTCATCACCAGTCCTTACTTTTACAAAGACGCTATTGAAGAGTGCTTGGCAAAAGGCCCGAACTACGAAGACAAATACTACGAAGACACCATTCGCGAGGATGAAACCGAACCTTACGTAGCAGAAAGTCGTTACGAAGTTCTTGAGTATTGGGGCGTTCTCGACGCAAAGTTTGCCCGTGAAGCGGGCATGGATGTTCCAGAGTCTATGTCCGAGTTTGACCAGATACAGGTCAATGTGTGGGTCTGTGGTACGATGGTGCTGCGCTGCGTTCTTAACCCGTTCACTCCTGCCCGTATTCCTTATCAGGTGTTCCCTTACGAAATTAATCCCTATCAGGTATGGGGTGTAGGTGTCGCTGAAAACATGGAAGATGCCCAGCTTCTGATGAATGGGCACGTACGGATGGCTATCGACAATCTCGCCCTTGCCGGTAACCTTGTCTTTGACGTAGACGAAGCATCGCTGGTGCCCGGACAGAATATGGATATCTTCCCCGGCAAGATATTCCGCCGCCAGTCTGGTGTGACAGGAACGGCAATCAACGGACTCAAGTTTCCGAATACGGCTCCTGAAAACATTCAGATGTATCAGATCAGCCGCCAGCTTGCAGACGAGGAGACAGGTCTTCCTTCGATCATGCACGGTCAGACGGGCGTAGCTGGTACAGGCCGGACCGCATCGGGTCTTTCTATGTTGCTAGGCGGTGCGAGTCTGTCCCTCAAGACTGTAATTAAGAACATCGATGATAGCCTCTTGAAACCTTTGGGCGAGGCATACTTTCAGTGGAACATGCAATTCAACGAAGACGCCCCCGACATCGAAGGTGATCTTGAAATCAAACCGCGTGGTGTTGCAGCGGTGATGCAGAAGGAAGTACGCAGTCAGCGTCTCACTACCCTGCTGCAGACCGTATCGAATCCGATGCTGGCTCCGTTTATCAAAATCCCCAACTTGATGCGGGAGTTGGCAATCGCACAGGACATCGATCCGGATAGCCTCGTCAACGATGTAAATGAAGCGCAGATATTTGCAGAAATGCTGAAAGGATTAGCCAATGCTCAACAAGAAGGAAGCCAGCAAGGTCAGCCCGCTGGTAACGAACAAGGAGGCATGGAACAGTCTGGAGGAGTACCTGCAGGAGCAAATCCGGATGACGCTTCGGGCGTTGGTGGCGGCACAATCGGAACTGGAAGTGTTCCGGCTGCAGGGGAAAGTAACTTCTCTGGAAATGCTTAAAGGCTTGAAAGAAGATTTTGAGTCGGCAATGAAATCAAATGGCAACTAGCTTTATCCAAGATGTAATTACAGGACCGCTACAGTATGATGCGGGAAAGGCTATTGGTGATCTGATTTCGCGTTCTCCAGTACCCGCTACTCCGTCGGCAATACAACGTCGCCCTAAGCCAGAAGGCTTTACTCAAACTCCTCTTCCTCGTGTTTCGGTAGGAAGAACTTCCGTTGACGATGCTTCTGCAGCAGATTCTTTTCGTCGAGAAGAGGGTGATGGACCTCAAGGAGTAGGGCAGCCTCTTTCCAGTCAGTACGACTATAATTACGATGTAACCCCAATTATCGGCGGACCAAAGCTAAGAGAAACTATTGTACGCCCTAAAGAGCCTGATTTCGGATTGTCTTACGTACAGTATCTTGTGGAAGGACAGTTCGGCTCAAAAAAGTATTACGATCCAATCACGGGAACGACAAAATACGAAATGCCGGGAAGTATGAAGTCTGTCCTTGCGACGACGGGTCTTTCTGCCTTTGCAGGTATCGGAGAAGGAATATCTAAGGCAAATCTTGAGCGTATTGCAAAGAACGCATATATTGGAAAAGACGGATACGCTGTAGCAACTTTAGGCGGAAGAACAATCGGAGTATCTCCGGGTCCGTTCGGTGGATACACACTTTCCGGCGTACTTCCAAATGAGCTATCTGCTACACAGCGTCGAGAGATAACAAACAAACTTCTTGAGATCTCCAAAACTCCGGAAGCTTCTGGCAGATACATGGGTCCAGATCCTACGCCTACAAAAGCGGGTCAGACGCAAGAAGAATCCGATGCAGGTGCGGGCGTATACACCCCTCCCTCCTTACCTGAAACTGCACTAGAGGCACAAGAACAGTCCTTTCAGTATAGTTATACTCCGGAAGTAACATACACCACAGATCCCGGCCAAGAGCAAGAGGCTGCATCGAGAGGATCAGGAGTTACTAAAACAGACTGGAGTGCCCCTGCGAGTAACTCTCCGTATAGCGAAGCTGGACGAGGTAATGTGGGTTACTACATGGCAGACGGCGGAGAGGTTCAAGGCACAGGATTTGTAGACGGTCCTCCCCAAAACTATTCTAAAGGCATGACCGTTGCCGATACCGAGAATACACAGGTTAGGGAGGGTTCATTCGTAATCAACGCCCCTGCTACAGAAAAGCTTCAAGCTGCTGGGATTTTGCCTTCAAAGCAAAAGAAAGCTGCAGCGAAGGGCGGAAAGATGGTAGATGTTGCCCTGTCAAAAGGGGAATACGTCGTCGATAGGGATGATATTGAAGAATACGGGGGATACTCCTTCTTAAATTCAGTAAATGATGCGGGCAAACCAGAAGTAGACCGCAGACAAGCCGCTAGTGGCGGAATGATTCGAGGATATCAAAAGGGCGGCGATGTTACGGGTATGCCCCCTCTTGCTGCAGGATTTCGTCCCGCTATCGATACGAGCATTACTCCTCAAGGATTTATCTCTGCTACCTACTCCGCGCCTGAAACTGCTATTCCGGCGGACACAATAAACGGGATTAATCTCGAAGATGTCGGAATGGCGATCTCTAGGGTAGAAACAAAAGGCTATCAAGATCGTAATCAAGGATATTTTTACACCCAATCAGATAGCTCTCGCAACCCGTCTTCCGCTTTTGGGCCTCTTCAAATTACTGGTGACACGCTTAAAGCTATGTCAGAGGAATTTGATGAACTACGCATACAAAAACAGGTGGATCCAGAGTTCGCTGCGTACCTAGACAAATTCGCTACAGACGCACGTAACAGAACAAACTATAGGCGTTCTGGAAAAATTTACACAGGCGAAATAGGCAAAAAGGCTACAGGAAGAAAAGCCACGCCTCAAGAAGCTTCGATGTATCAGAATTTAGGGACGGGATCAATATCCGTCGAAGATCATAAAAAGTATTACCCTCTTCTTGGGAAACTTTACCTGCGATACAAGGCTCAGATGAGCGATTCCGAAGAAGACCTAGTACGCAGACATTTTGGTAATACTAAATCTACAGCGAAATACCGAGCCGCTAAGGCCGAGCTTGGTATCGACTGATTCGTCAGCTACCCGCTAACGCGGCCCTGACACAACCGGAGCGGCTACCCACAGCCAAGTGGCCCCGCGAGTGAGGTAAACCAAATGGCAAAGAAGATACGTGGCCATCGTGCCAACAAACCTAACGACTCTTTTGGGACAGTAAACAGCGAAACACTTTATCGTAACAAGTATAGAGATGAAGTCTATCAAGATGACGATGAAGAAACCCCTGAAGTAGAAGCCCAAGAGGATCAACCAGAAGAAGCTGGGGAGAATACATCTTTCGTCGAAACAAAGGAAGAGACCGATCATGACTACAAAAAGCGGTATGATGATCTCAAACGGCATTACGACGATAAGGTCCGAAGCTTCAAGGAACGAGAAAAAGAACTAGAGGCAAATCTGCAGAATGCAGCTAGGGACACGAATATTTCTCTTCCTAAAACCGCAGAAGAACTGGAGGAGTTCAAACAGCAATATCCAGACGTTTACGATGTAGTAGAGACTATCGCTACGATGAAAGCATCCGAACGATCTCAGGACTTGCAAGAAGAACTCGCTACGATCAAAAAGCGGGAAAAAGATCTGGAGGTTCAAGGCGCATACCGCGAACTCTTGAACAATCATCCTGACTTTGACCAAATCAAGACGGATGAAAAGTTCTTGGCTTGGCTCGACGAACAACCGGCAACTATTGCTGACGGTATTTACAAAAACAATACCGACGCTCGTTGGGCATCACGGGTTCTTGATCTGTATAAAGCAGACATGGGAATCAGTAAAAAGAAGCAGACTCGATCTAACAAATCCGATCCGGCTGCTGCAGTATCCGCACCTAAAGCGCGGGACATTGCTGCAGAGTCAAGAGGATCAGACAGGATCTGGAAAGCTTCTGAAATCGGCAGAATGAAGCCGTGGGAGTTTGAGAAAATGGAATCCGAACTCGACAAGGCTCGTGCCGAAGGTCGTATTGACTACAACAACTAACCTCTAACCTCAAATAGGAAGGAAAGACCAATGGCTTTTGATAGTGCATCAGGTTACAATAACCTGCCTTCCGGCAATTTCACGCCGGAAATCTTCAGTCAAAAGGTTCTTAAGTTCTTCCGTCGCGCTTCGGTTGCTGAAGACATCACGAATACCGACTACGCTGGCGAAATCGAGAACTATGGTGATACCGTCCGTATCATCAAAGAGCCTACCATCACCGTTTCTAGCTACTCTCGTGGCTCGGTGGTAAATCCGCAAGACCTCGCTGACGACCAAACCACTATGGTTGTGGACCAAGCGAACGCCTTCGCATTCAAGATTGACGACATCGAAGAGCGTCAGTCTCACGTTAACTTCGAGGCACTTGCCACCTCTTCGGGTGCGTACTCCTTGAAGCGTAACTACGACGCCAACATCCTGACTGCTATGGCATCGGGTGCGGGTCTGACCGGCGAGTCCGGTGCCGCTACTGCTCAGATTTCCGACATCGGTACTCTGGGTTCGGCTCTCGACATCGGCGGTGCAACCACTCCGGGCGACACTGCAGTCAACACCATGCTGGTGATGGCTCAAGCCCTCGACGACCAGTCTGTTCCGGAAGAGAACCGCTGGTTCGTTGCTCCCCCGGCTTTCTACAAGCACCTGTTCTCGGCTGGTGCGAAGTTCGCAGAAGTTCAGGTTACTGGCGATGCGACTTCCCCGCTGCGTAACGGCCTTGTGTCGCTGGGCAACATTGCTGGCTTCCAGTGCTACAAGTCTACTGCCCTCGTCTCGAACGGCGGCACTGACCAAGTAACGCTGTCCGGTCTGGCAACCGACGGGACTGAGAACCTGCTTCTTGCCGGTCACATGTCCTCAACGGCTACTGCTTCGCACATCGCGAAGACCGAAGTTGTCCGTTCGACTGAAACCTTCTCTGACATCGTTCGTGGTCTGCACGTTTTCGGTCGCAAAGTTCTGCGTCCGGAGGCAATGGTTCGCGGCGTTGTTAGCCTCGACTAGAACAGGGAGATTCACTAATGCCTACTTACGCAGTTACTGATAACGGTGTAGCGGTTGCATCCGGTGCAAAACCCTACCTGCAAGAGGTTGTGCTGGACTTTTCCACCACCAATCTCGGCATCAATGAGGACATCGACGCCCTGCAGATTCCGGCTAACACGCTGGTTATGTGCGTCGGTATCGAACTCGTAACCGCAAGTTCCAACGCGGGTACGATTGACGTTGGCGACGGCACCGCTCCTGACACGTGGGTCACTGACCTCGACGCAGACGGTGCAGTTGGCATTCAGGAAACTGGTTCTGCTGCTAAGTTCTACTTGGCTGCTGATACCATCGACGTGAAGGCCATCACTGCAATCATGGACGGTAAAGTCCGTGTGTTCGCCGTAATGGTTCCGATGAACGCTGCTGGCACCGCCGCAGCATTCGCCTAACCAACCTGTCAGGGGGGCCACGTGCCCCCTTGA